ATGCTCACCCAACACATAAGCGAAGCCCTAACAACCAAAGTCTCCACCTCTTTCCCTGACATCCCCCTCATCACCAAAGAGGATGCCGACCCACAACCACCAACCCCATACTTCCAAACCGAGCTAACCCTAGCCGAGTTCGAGCCGATATCGACCCATCGATATACGGCTCGTTTTCGTTTCAGGATCCATTACATTCCGGTTACTGGTAGGCCAGTGTCCACCATCATCGACGAGATGCTGGAAAGCCTGACATCCCTGGATGTCAGCGGCCGACCATGCCGGGCATCGGCAGTGGCGTGGGAGCGTCCAACGGGGAGTGACGGGGCAGCGGGAGAAGGTTATTTTCGCGCAGAGTATGTCATTCAGATGACGACCGATCAGGTCGAAACGGAAACCAAGATGCAAACATTGAAACAGGGAGGCGGATTGAAATGAGTAAAAAAGAAACAGCACCGACGTTCAACAAACATCAGCTGGCACAATCCAATCAATTCAGTAATCGCGAGAAGGATGTGCTGAGCGCCATTCTCGAAGAGGGCAAGGCGTACACCGTTCAGCAAGCGAAAGACCAGATGACTACATTTTTGAAAAAGGAGGTCATTTAAATGGCCGGAGGAACATGGACAACACCTAACAAAGTAAGACCAGGCGTATACACCCAAATCTCATCGCAGGAGCAGCCGATCGGGCGTGTTGGTGAGAGGGGGATTGCGGCACTGGGTCTCTCCCTTCCATGGGGGGAGTCGAACAAAATTCTAACCATTCAACCAGGTACTAATCTGGTCGAGGTGCTGGGTTATGATATCACAGCGCTGCAGCTGCTTGCGGTAAAAGAAGTGCTCAAGCGTGCAGGTACTCTTCTGCTGTACCGCTTGAATAGCGGTGTCCAGGCAGCGGGTGCCGTTGCCGGGCTCAAGGTAACCGCACGTTATGGCGGCGAACGCGGAAATGACATCCAGATTGTCGTTGAGAACGCCGTGGATGATCCCGGCAAGTTCGTGGTCAGCACCCTGCTCGGCGGCAAAGCCGTGGACAAGCAGCTTGTCGCTGGTGCAGCAGAACTGCAACCGAACCTGTATGTGACCTTTGCACCGGATACCGGCGATTTGGCGGCAACGGCAGGATTCGCTCTGATAGGCGGCGCCAACGGCACCGTGACCAATCAAGAGCATGTGGATTTTCTTGCTGCGCTCGAGGTCCAAGACTTCCAGACCGTAGGTCTGTTGTCTGGAGATCCAACGCTCAAGTCCCTGTATACCGCCTTTGTCAAGCGTCTTCGCGAGTCAGAAGGCAAGAAGGTGCAAGCTGTATTGTCTGATTACCCTGCTGCGGATTATGAAGGCATCATTAGCGTGAAAAATGGTGTTGTTCTCACCGACGGGACCGTTGTAGATAAAGTAAAAGCCGTTGCTTGGGTTACTGGTGCTACGGCTGCGGCAGCTGTTAACGAATCGCTCACGTATGCAGCGTACGACGAAGCGATGGATACCGATGTTCGCCTGAGCCATACGGAGATTGAAGCGGCTCTCACGAAGGGCGAGTTCCTGTTCAGCTACAGCGGCGGCAAAGCCGTGGTCGAGCAGGATATTAACAGCTTTACTTCGATTGAACCGGCGAAACAGCGCCATTTTTCCAAAAACCGAGTGGTCCGCGTGCTGGATGGCATTGCAAATGACCTGAAGCTGATTTTTGAGAAGTCTTATATCGGGAAGGTAGACAACAATGTGGATGGCCGAACGCTGTTCTGGGCGGAATGTGCCGCGTATTTTGCTTCCTTGCAGAACATAGGGGCGATTCAGAATTTCAATGCGAACGAGGATATTGTGGTGACACCGGGTACAGAAGGCGATGTGCTGTTTGTGGATATCAAGGTACAGCCAGTGGATGCAATTGAAAAAGTATACATGAAAGTGAAGGTGGTCTAAGATGGCATTTTTGCGGGCAAACGACACGATTTCCGGGCAAGAGGGCAAGGCATTCGTCAAAATTGGCGAGCGTATGGAGGAAATGTTCTACATTAAAACACTGGAAGCTACGGTGGAGAAGGAAAAAGCCGAGCTGAAAACGATGGGCCAACGCGCCGTGCAGCACAAAGCCATTGGCTGGAAGGGCAGCGGTACGATGACAATCTATTACGTGACCTCGCTTTTCCGCGAGCTGATGATGGAATACATCCAGACCGGCAAAGACGCCTACTTCATGATCGAAGTGCGTAATGAGGATCCGGGCTCGTCGACCGGGCGTCAGACGGTGATTTTGGAAGGCGTCAACCTGGACAGCGTGATTATGGCATCCCTCGACATCGAAGCGGAGGCGCTGGAGGAAGAAGTGGCTTTCACGTTTGAGAATGTGCGAATTGAGACGCCGTTTAACCCATTGGCCTAATACTTAACATGAATGAGGAGGAAGGAATATGAGCGATTTTAGTATGTTTTTTGCTGGACAGTCGTCTGCGGAGATCACGGAGGAATTCGTGGTCTCTGTTCGTTTTAAGGATGCTGAGGGGAGCCCCGTACCTTGGAAGCTGCGCAGCATCACGGAGGAAGAGAACCAGGAGTGCCGCAAAGCCGCTACCCGTAAGGTCAAGGGCAAGAACGGCGTATTCACGCCGGAAATCGACCCGAATGACTATATGGCGAAGTTGATGGTATCGAGCGTTATTTACCCGGATCTGAAAAACAGCGAGCTGCAAAAATCCTACGGCGTGCTTGGTGCAGAATCCCTGCTCCGCAAAATGCTGCTGCCCGGCGAGTTCGCCGCGCTTGGTGAGCGGGTGCAAGCCCTGAACGGTTTTGATCGGGATATGAACGATCTGGTAGACGACGTAAAAAACTAATCAAAGAGGGCGACGGTGACGCGAACTATGCGTACTACGCCCTCCATGAACTGCACATCCTTCCTCACCAGCTCATGGCGATGACGGCCCGGGAACGGGCCGCCATCTATGCCATGATCTCGATGCGGGTGGAGAAGGAGAAGCGCGAGCGAGTCCGGAAGCGGAGATAGGTTGTAGAAGAAGGGGGTGAAGGAATGGCGAATTCTCAAATACTTGTTCCACCAAAAATCATGAAGGCATTAAGCAACTGGGATAAACTCGTTTTTGAACAGTCGTTTATATTCGGTCTGAGCTTTGAGCACGCTACCAAAAAAATAAAAGAAGCTGAGGCTAAAGTTAATGAAGCGGCAACAGCTCAACAAAATCTGAATACTGAAGTGAAAAAGGGAGAGAAGTTATCGAGTAAATTTAGCGGTGCGCTAGGTGCAATTAAAGCTGCGTATAATGGAATGAAATTCATAGCGGATGTTTCCATTATACCGGCGGCAAAACAACAAAATTTAGAGAATGTTATTCAGAGTAAGATAGGAGATCCAGAAGTTGGCTCGGCTATGTTTGAAAAATTCAAGCAGGATGCATTGAAATCGGGAGCCGATGTCAATAAAACGCTCGGTAATTCAATATCTTTCATGAACATGACGACAAACTCAGATGAGATTTCCACGTTAAATGGTTATGCTGAGCGATTGAGTAAGCTTTCATCTACGGGAAAGAGTTCGGGAGATGCCGCTTCTGCCATAATGAGTGCCATGCAAGGCGACACGAGCTCGCTTGCGAAAGAGTTTAAGTTACCTGAAACCAACATCAAACAATTCTCCAAGGAAGTGACATCATCAAAGGGCAATTTTGGGGCATTTTTAGCATCTATGGATCAACTCTTACAAAAATCGGGGATGACGGAGGAAGCTCTTCAAAAGATGATGGACTCTCCTATGAGTAAGTGGCAAAAGATGTTGGGATATGTGAATAATTCCTTTATTCAAATAGGGAGCGGGGCACTTGAATCTATAATGCCTATTCTAGATATAATTAGCTCTGCATTTGAATCAGGGGCATTTGAACCGTTTTTTAACATATTGAATTCTGGACTAGCCTTATTAGCTCAAGGGTTTTTATGGATTGCTGAAATGATACCTTCAGCCTGGGAATTCATTAAAGCAACCATTGCGGGTGTTGGTAACACTATCTGGAATTTGATCACGATCTTTATGGGATTAATTCCTGTTATTGCTTTAGTAGGTGTTTTTTTTGCAGCGTTAAATGCAGGGTTAATCATGGGGAAAGTATATGCTTACGCGTTTGCAGCAGCTCAAACGACTATGGCTATGATCACGAACGTAGTGACAGGAGCGATGAGAATATTTAACATGGTTATCAAAGCTAATCCTCTTATGCTGTTAATTTCTTTGGTCATCGCTGCTATGGCCGCTTTCGGTGCTTGGAAAGTAGTAACCCTCGGACTTAAGCAAATTTTCAGCAACGTATTCGGCTTCATCGTCGATCTTGCGCAAAACACCGTCAATACAGTAATTAATCTTATTAACGGCATCATCAAAGGTGTGAATGCGGTAGCTGGCTTTTTTGGCAAGGTTCTTGGCGTGGATACCAAGCAAATTTCAGAGATTGAATATAAGGCGGACTTTACGAATTTTAAGGAAAATGGGAAGGATTTTATAGAAGATTTTTCGATGGATACGTTTAAGGACAGTTTCATGCCGGATAAAAGTGCGGGCAAGAACAACGAGGATCTTTTGGAGCAGTACAATATAGGCAAAACCGGTTACGATGTTACGATGCCGAAAACAACTCCAACCCCGGCCATGCCCGGGATGTCTTCCATGCCGGCCATGTCAAGCGCCCCAATTCCTGTAGCCCCTGCGGGCGGCAGCATCGATTCCATCGGTCAAGTGGACAATTCGGTCGACGTGGCGAGCGAGGATCTGAAGGTCATGCGCGACCTGGCGGAAGTGAACGCGATCAGCAATATGATCACCCTGACGCCGACTGTACAGATGACAACGGGGGATATTAACTCCGGCGCCGATCTGGATACCATCATGTCAAGAATAAATCGTACGCTGGAAGAACAGTTTGTGTCCAGTGCCGAGGGGGTGTATTTGTAGCATGAGCGACTACGGATTTTTCCTGAGCTTTAATAACCAGGAGGAGGTTTTTCGATTTCCGGTGAACCCTGAGCGGATTGAAGTCAAGGATAGTGGTGAGGGCAAATCCTATACGGTAGCGGGACTTGGCGAAGTGAATGCGATTCTGCATCCGAAGCTGACGGAGATTTCGTTTGAGAGCTTTTTCCCGGGCAGGGTATATCCCTTTGTCCATCTAGGGTCTGATGAGAAGCTGAAACTTCCAATGGAATACGTAAATACCATCAAAGGCTGGATGGAGAGCCGCAGACCGGTACGTTTTGTGATGACGGGGCTTGTTCCCGATCCGCTGAGCGGTACAGACGGCAAGAATGTGGTGCGGGCGATGAAGTCATTTGGCATCAACATGGCGGCATCCATCGAAAGCTTCAACTGGAACACGATGTCCGGATCGCCGGAGGATATTGAATTCTCCATTACCTTAAAGCGCTATGTGTTCTATGGGGCAAGGAAGGTGGTACCGCTCAAGGATAAGAAGGCGGCAGCCGTGAAGAAGAAAGACCGGCCGGATGACCGGAAGAAGCCCGTCTCCTATACGGTTGCCAAAGGCGACACCCTGTGGAGCATTGCCCAAAAGCTGCTCGGGAGCGGCTCGCTCCATACGGACATCCAAAAACTGAACGGAATCAAGGACCATGAGGTTCGGAAGCTGGCGATTGGCCGGGTTCTCAAGATTCCTTAAGGAGGTGGCTGCATGATCGAGCTGATGATTGACCGAAAGAATGGAAGCGTGTGGGATCTGGGGCAGATCGTAACGGATATTACATGGAAAACAAGCCGTCAGGCAAAGCCGGCGAGTCTTGATATCAACTACGTCAACAATGGTCTGGCGCAGAGCAAGGAATTTGACGTGGAGAATGGTGACATTGTGCGTTTCCGCAAGGATAACAAGGACCTGTTTTATGGCTATGTTTTTTCAAAAGAATGGGGGTTGGACGCCCAGGTGAAACTGATGGCCTACGACCAGCTGCGCTATTTGTCCAGCAACGACACCTATCGGTTCACCAATGCCAAGGTAGAGGAAATCATTCGCAAGATTGCCAAGGATTTTAATCTGAAAACAGGCACGCTGGCCCAAACCGGCCATACGATTCCCGCGATGCTGGAAGCAGACAAAAAGCTGATTGATATAATCTGCAAGGCGCTGGAGTCCACGCTGATTGCGACCAAGCAGTATTATATGTTTTATGACCAGTATGGTGAACTGACACTTCGCAACATCAATGATATGCTGCTCATGCTCGCTGTTGGAGAAGACAGCCTGATGACGGATTTTTCATATAAAAAAAGCATCGACAACGAAACGTACAACCGCGTTAAAGTCGTGCGGGACAACAAGGAGAGCGGGAAGCGGGACGTGTATATGTACCAGCATGGGCAGAACATCGCCCAGTGGGGCTTGCTGCAGCTGTACGAGGTGGCAGACGAGAACATGAACCCGGCCCAATTGAAGCAGCTGGCACAGAATTTGCTCGAACTGAAGAACAGGGAGCAGCAGACGCTGTCGATTGAGGCTATGGGAGACTTGCGGGTCCGTGCGGGAAACACGATCTATGTCAATCTTCCCGAAGAAGGGCTGAAGCCGTATCTCATCGATGAATGCACGCATAAATTCTCGGACGGTACGCACACGATGTCGCTCAATATGAAGGTGGTGTAAGCAGGAATGCTGGATATTATCAAAAAAGCCAGTCTCAGCGCCGTAGGAAGCACGAATCCGATGGCGGTGCTGTATGGCACAGTCACATCTGTACATCCTCTGGAGGTGAACGTGGATCAGCGTTTCAGCCTGACGGAGGATTTTTTGGTTATCGGCGAGTCGATGACCGAGTATAAGCTGAACATCGGCGGCGAAGAGTATTACATTCGCAGAGGGCTGGAGACTGGGGATACGGTGCTGCTCATTCGTTATCAGGGCGGGCAGACATACCTCGTGCTGGATCGGCTGGTGAAGCCGTCATGATCCCGCAGGGAGGAACGATTCTACCGGGTAGTGAGATCGTGGAAACACTGGAGCAGCCCAGTTTGACGTACCAATTGAACCTGGAGGAAGGCTCGATATCCGGTCACATAGACGGTCTTGAGGCCGTTAAGCAGGCTGTCGTAAAAATCCTTCAGACCCGCCGGTTTGAGCATTTGATCTATAGCAGTAACTACGGGCAGGAGCTGGATTCCGTCATCGGGCGTGACCCGCTGTGGGCTTATGCCGAAATCGAGAGGCACATCAAGGAAGCGCTGCTGCAGGATGACCGGATTGTGTCCGTGGATGATATGAATATCACTTTTGCGGGCGAGCAGGCGATAGCGAAATTTACGGTTCGGAGTCTGTATGGGACTTTCAATATGACGAAGGAGGTGAGGGAGGATGGTAGAGGATCAGACGTATGAAGCCATTCTGGAGCGGATGCTGGATCGGATTCCGGACGGCATGGACAAAAGAGAGGGCAGCATCATCTACGATGCGTTGGCACCTTCTGCTGCTGAGCTTGCTCAGATGTACGCGGAATTGGGATATTCCATGAATCTGAAATTTGCCGCTACGGCATCGGGTGAATATTTGGATCGGAGCATTGCGTGGTCGGGATTGACCCGGAAGCAGGCTACTAAAGCGCAGCTTTTGGGGCACTTTTCTGGCAGTAATGGTGTCCCGGTGGATGTACCGCTGGGAAGCCGGTTTTCGTTGGATCCGCTGAACTATAAGGTCATTACCCGGCTGGAAGCGGGTCAATATATTGTGGAATGCGAGACGATCGGGAAGGATGGCAACCGCCGCTTCGGTTCGCTGCTGCCACTGGAATACATTGAAGGCTTGGTGAAGGCAGAGCTGATGGAACTGTGGGTACCAGGCGAAGATACCGAGTCGGACGAAGCGTTGTATGACCGTTACCGGGAAAAAATCGCCCGTCCCGTGACCAGCGCGAACCGGAATCAATATGAGCTGTGGGCCAGAGAAAAGGCCGGAGTTGGCAAAGCCAGGGCTTTTCCGTTGTGGAATGGTCCGGGTACCGTGAAGGTCGTGCTGCTCGACAATGAGATGCGATCGCCGACGCCTTCTGTTGTGGAATCGGTGCAGCAGTACATCGATCCGACCATGGATGGGATGGGCGAAGGAGCGGCTCCCGTCGGCTCGGTGGTTACCGTTGTTGGCGCGAATGAAGTGCCCGTTCATATCGAAGTGCAGGTTACGCTTCTGGAAGGAGCCGGCATGGATGGCGTGCAGGAAGCGATTGAGCAGGGGGTTCGCCAGTATCTTAAAGATCTCGCCATGTCCGATCCATTGGTCCGGTTTAACCGGATTGCCAACGTGATTTTGGACATACCCGCGGTAATCGACTATGAGGTACTGACCATTAATGGAGGAACGGACAGCATTCCCATTCACCCGGAAGCGGTAGCCGTCTTGGGGACGGTGACGGTCCAATGAGCAAAGCGGAGGTTTGGCTGAGTTACCTGCCGTCCTTTTATCACGATGTTCGGGAGATGAAAGCCATCGCCGGAGCCGAAGGGACCGAGCTGGACAAGCTGACGCAGGAACTGGAGGATCTGCTGGATCAGTATTATCCAGAGACTGCTACCTGGGCGCTGTCCCGATATGAGCAGGACTTGAACATTCCGGTGAATCTGTCCAAGCCGATAGAGCAGCGGCGCTCGGTTATTATCTCGAAGATGCGGGGGAGCGGGAAAGTGTCGGTCAGCATGCTCAAAAACGTGGCGCAGGCCTACGAGCGGGGCAGCATCGAAGTAACCGTACAGCCGGATGCGTATAAAGTGACAATTCATTTTCGGGATACGCTGGGCATTCCCCCGAATTTAAGCGATCTGAAATCGGCCATTGAGGAGATTAAACCTGCGCATATGACTGTCGATTACGCGCTGCGTTATCTCACGATAACCGAGGTGGAGGGCATGACCTTTGATGAAATATCAGGAACAACACAAGACAGATTGTTGGGAGGAGGAGCTTAAATGACAAATCCGGTTACACCGAATATCGGATTGAACAAAATCGATCGAACCTCACCGTCCACGACGTATTTCGATCTGGATAAGTATATCGATCAGAACGCGGATGCCGTAGATCAGTTCGCGGGTGCAGCCAGTGAAGCAATCGGCGCTTTGGAAAAGCGCCTGGACACGGAAGAACGCAGGGAAGTCGTGCTGCAGCCAGGGCTCCAGATCGTGAACGCAGAGCGGAGCGCACCTTTTAAGTTGTGCGGGATTAAAGGGCGGACGCTGGTGAATTTGCTTGGGCGGGAGGGAAACGTTGAGGATATAACTAAGTGGTATCCTTATCAATCGACTATTGCCAATGATACGTCAAATTTCACAACCGGTTCAAAATCGATTAAAATCACCATTTCCACAGGGTTTACAGCCGGAAATGCGGGATCAAATGTACAAGTTCAACTAAACGCTGGGAAATATTATATTGTTGTGGCTGACTTAAAAAATGGAAATGCGGCGTCGGCTCTTGTCTACCTGAATAATGCGACAGGTAACAAAGGTTTAACTCCTACTACAAGCGATACAACTAAATTTGTGCCAGTGTTTCGTGCTTACAACCCGACTGTTGATGCGCTAAGTGAGGCAGTAATAAGCATAAACGGTACGGCGGGACAATTTGGGTATGGTGATGCGATCCGTATATATGAAATATCTGCCGCAGAATACGCCGCACTTGACAGCATGACGCCGGAGCAAGTAGCTGCTAAATATCCTTACGTTGATAGCGTAACGCCTGTACGAAACCCGTATGCGATCCGGTACGGGGAGAATTTGTTGCCATCATTGTATGAATGGAATATTCACGCACAAGCAAAGGCCAACGGCCCGTATACTCTTTCCCTGGCAAGCACAGCAGCGACACAGAACACTTATATAAACATCCGGGTTATACCGAATACTGATTATGTGCTTTCCGGAGTTGTTACCGGAGGTACGTCGACAACGGGTGGTTATATAACTGTTGGTTGGGTCGACGCTACAGGTACTACTTTTATTTCGTGGGTAGGCGAAATATACACCGGGGGAAGTCCTAGGAAGATTCATTCCCCAGCCAATGCAGTTTACGCCCAGGTGGTGTGTACCACGACGGGGGCGGGTAACTACGAGTTTACAAATGTAATGTTAACCGCGGGCTCCACGCCTAAACCGTTCAAACCACGCGAAGATTCCATGCTCGCCCTGCAAACGGACTTATATGCCGATCCGCTGACAGGTGCGAATGCTGATGAGGTGTTCGAAAAGGACGGACAATATTTCAAGTTGGCGAAGTGGAAGAAGGTTGTAATAGACGATTCGATTGGTAAATATGTCGTTCCTACAAATCAAGGGAATGTGCCGATTGGGTCAAAAGTGATCTATATAGAACCTCTCAATTTTTCTGATGGGAGTCGTACAGGCGCTATCCTCCCTGCCTATATGACTAAGTTCAACGGCTCATTGCTTAAAGGTGAAACGGATAACGCAAACCTTAATGCTGTCGATGAATTCCTTCTGAACTCTGCATACCAGAATAAAATTCAGATTGTAATGTCTAACACTGACACCGGGTGGGGCGACAACTACACGCCGACAGTCGACGAGATTAAGGCGTACTTTATGGGCTGGGTTATGTATCCGGGGGCAGCAGCTGGGGATAATCCGACAACTAAAGGGCCGTATAATGGAACAGGCGAAAAATGGTGGGTTAGAAAAAGCTCTTCTGGGTCATGGGCAGATGCGACCAAAATTTGCCCAACTACACTAGCAGCCGAGTACACGCCCTACCAACTCGTATACCAACTCGCAACGCCAACAGTCGAGCCTATCGTTTCCGAAGGCATGCTGACGTTTAATGAGGGCGATAATCAGATTGAAGTTGGAACGGGAATTGTACTACGGGAGGGGGTAAAGCCAGTTGACGCGGGAGACGGTACGTATTGGATTAACGGTAGAACTTCTCCAAGTTACCCATTATCCAAAAGACCAAGCAGAATACAGTCTGTATATAAGAACAATCTACCTGACAATGGGTGGATTGCCCACCCTGTGGACGTAGGATATGAGTACGTATTTGGGCTTGTACAAGCGAGATTAGGAAGCGGCCTTTTCGATCCATCCGCAAATTATTCCGTCACGTACCTAATGCTTGACAAGTCGCCAATCGCTCCGTTCACCGGATCGTACGCGGCCAACGAAAAGGCGATGCTCCAAGAGCTGACCGACACCGTGCAGCAGAATGCGACCGCTGTATCCGTGTTGATGAATAAGAAGGTGGATAACGATGCACCGGGGTGGATTACGCCAACACTGTTAAATGGGGCCACATCTGTGGATACTACAAGGTTTGGAACAGTTGCTTATAGGAAATTGAGTACTGGTAAAATTCAATTTCGAGGGCTAGTCCAGGTTACATCGTCAGGCGCGGATATTTTTAAACTCCCTAGTGGGTTTAGGCCCGAAAGCTATCTAAAGTTCCCCGCCGCGAATGGTGGAACCTATGGTGAGATTGTCGTACTAAATACAGGTGAAGTTAGGGCAGATGTTGGAGGTACAGGGGCCAAATGGTATTCACTCGCCAACATCACGTTTCTAGCCGAACAATAAAGGAGGTTCCACATGAAAGCCGTACCTAAAGTAAATACAAATGGCCTCTATTTAGAGGACACACTTGTGGACGATGCCTTTTCCGGTGTCGTCCCTTTTTATTCCCACATTGGGCAAGGGGAACCTAACGTGTCTACAACAGTAGACGCTACAGAACCTGACGATGAGCCGTCAAACGACTCTGACTCTAATATCTCGGGCTACATTGTAGGCATCCCGACAACTTCTGCTTGTACCGCCCGTGTTTTGATCTCGCAGCCTGGAGTGCATACCAGTCTGCCATAAGCGCAGCTCAAGACTCATACCAACGAGTCCTTTCGGAGTGGCAAGCACTGTCGAAGGAAGAACGCGGCGAAATGCCGGTTCTGGAGTCCACACCTCAGCCGACTCTATGGATTGAAGGCTTAACCCCGGAAGAAATCGAGGAGCTAACAAAACCTCAACCGCAGGAAGCCAATGAAGTGGATCGCCTAGGCAGCGAGATGGTGACACGAGAACTGGAAGCCTTGGAACTGCGTCAGCAGAATGAGGCGCAGGGCGCTCAAATCGTAGGGCTTGAATTGCGGCTGCTGTCACTTGAAAATAGCTGAACGAAAGGAGCGGGAGACGATGTTTGAGAACGATTTTGAACGATTGAAATACTACTATGAAAAAAAATGGGCGCAGAAGCCCCAATTGAGACTGTATGTTTCATTCGGTGTAATCACGCCAGAAGAATTCGAAGTTATTACTGGCGAGGTCTACTAAACGCTGCTTTGAATGACTCTACAGTAAACCAGACTTCAACGGAGAAGGCGGAATCAGGCTGGAGAAGCGAAGCGGTCGCCTTTGTCCACGGATTTTAACCCTATCGATAAAGTTACAAGAAAATCTGGGGGCAACAGCGATCGGAAGCATGATCCGCATGCGAAGTGGTGCACATACTAAAAAGGTGATCTCTATTAGGATCAGCTATGAATAACTTCAATTCTAACTTCAATCCAGTCCTCGGCTCACCGAGGGCTTTTTCACACCCTCAAAACCATATAAAGGAGGAGCAATTATGTATGAGCACATCGGTCAGATTTTTAAGATGCTGGTGGCGGGGACGGGGGCCGTGACAGGGTACGTCTGGGGCGGGTGGTCGCTTCCGCTGCATCTGTTGTTATGGTTCGTGGTGATCGATTGGCTGACAGGATGGGGCGCAGCCTGGATGAACGGTGAGCTGCGCAGCCGCATTGGTTATACTGGTATTGCACGAAAAATGACCATTTTTCTCATCATCGCCCTGATGCATCTGGTGGACCGGGTGCTGGGAGAGATGAATTATTTTCAGAATACCGTGATTTTCTTCTATCTTGCGAATGAGCTGCTGTCTATTATTGAGAACGTTGGGCGAATGGGAGTACCGATCCCTCAGTCCCTGCGTAATGTGGTACAGGTGTTCCAGATCAAATCCGAAGAAGGGGACAAGCAAACCGAAGGAAAGGAGGAGAAAAAGAATGAAGCCTCTTGA